ACTTTATACTAGAACTTCACATTATTCATATGAGATTATAGATAACAAATTGAGATTGTATCCCACTCCTCGCGGAGATGATAACTTTGCTGGTTATCTTGATCGCATTTGGTTCCGTTTTAGAATTGCAGATAATTCTTGGGGAGAAGATGGAGATACCAACACTGGTGTAAATGGTGTCAATAATATTAACACACTTCCATTTGATAATATCCCATATCAAAATATCAACTCTATGGGCAAGCAATGGATTCGCAATTATGCTCTCGCACTATGTAAAGAAATGCTAGGACAAATTCGTGGTAAGTTCCAGACTGTTCCGATTCCCGGAGAGTCAGTTACTCTTAACTATTCTTCGCTTCTATCCGAGGCACAAAAAGAAAAAGACGATTTACGACAGAAGTTAATGGATATGCTAAAAGAAATTGAATACCCAGAACTCGCAAAGAAAGAACAAGAGAAGGTCACGGCAGCAGAAGAAACTCTTCGTCGCTCTCCGCTACCTATCTTTGTAGGATAAACTATGAAACTATTATTAGAAAATTGGAAAGATTACATCAAAAATCCAGATGAAGAGCGCGATTGTCTTACGCCGGGTGCCATATATGATATGGATATTGGTTCCAATGTTGTTGGAGTTAAAGTTCGTTTACCAATGAATATTGATATATCAGAAGAAGAAGCAATACAATTGGAAAATGAAATGCACGATGCTCTTGAAGCAATCCTGTCAAAGTATTTTAGAGGCAATTAAATGTCAGATAACGAATGGTCCAGACCAGCAGCACCTCCACCTCCACTCTTTCTTGGTAAGAAGGAGCGCGATCTTGTTAAGCAAGTTAATGATGAACTTGTAGAAAAGGTTATTGGACAACAGATACTTTATTATCCTATAGATATGGAAACTACAAACTTTCATGAATTATATGGAGAAGCAGTAGAGAAAACTTTCCTACCACCTGTCAGAGTATATGCTCTTGTTAAGTTTGATCAAGATGATACTTCCTATCTTGACTCTGTTGGTATTGATAATGTATCAGAGATTACAATTCATTTCCATAAGAGAAGACTTACAGAAGACCAAGATGTTTTTGTTAGAGAAGGAGACTTTGTTTTATACGGTGATTTATATTATGAAATAGTTGCTCTTTCTTCACAGAGAAGACTGTTTGGTCAAGTAAACCACACATTTGAGATCTCTGCTAAATGTAAGAGAGCACGCAAGGGACTATTCGATGCTACCTAATAATTTTGATTTTGCACAACTACCAGAAGATAGAAAAGACTTTACTCTTAAAGAAGTAGGTATGTTGGCTTCTCGTATTGAAGATATTGATTATGCCATGTTTTCGTGGCTAAAAGAAGACCTAAACTTATCTACCTTAACAAACGAAGGATACAAGCAAACTCCAATCCTTTGGCAAACACCTGAAAGAGCATTCCAGATTAAAAATAATAAGGACTTGAGAGTTCCTGACGATCATAGTTCTGGTGCCATTACACTTCCTGTTGTGACTATCGAGAGAACAGGAATAACCAAAGACCCCGGAAATAAAGGTAGTTTTCAGGCACACATATTCTCAAATAGAAAAAATGGAAGAACGGGTCGCATGGTTATCGCAAAGAGGATTAAACAGGATAAAACAAGAAACTTTGCTGTCGTTGGAAACACAAGAACGAACACAGGTGGTTCAAGACAAAAGTATTTTCCTAGAGAAAACAAGAAAGTTGTTATTGAAACACTTTCTATTCCTATTCCAATCTATGTAAACCTCGACTATAAAATTATAGTTAAAACTGAATACCAGCAACAAATGAACGATTTAACTCAGCCTTTCATGACGAGAACAGGACAAATAAACTCTTTTGTAATGCGGAGAAATGGTCATATGTACGAAGCATTTATTGATCAAGGGTTCAGTCAATCTAATAATGTATCGAATCTTGGAGAAGACGAGAGGCAGTTTACTAGCGAGATAACAATAAAAGTATTGGGTTATCTTATTGGTGAAGGTAGCAACGATGACAGACCTATCGTAACCAAAGAAGAAAGTATAGTAGAGGTTGCTTTCCCTCGTGAGTCGGTAGTACCAGCAGGTAATGATAACTTTTTCATAGACTAAACATATCCTGAAGTGTTTTGGATATTAACCTTACTATTTAAACTATGATTGATAATGCTTTGTTAGCATAATTTATAAAGTGAGGAATAACTAATGCCCGTAAAAAGTTTTAAATTTGTATCTCCCGGCGTATTTATCAATGAAATTGATAACTCTTTTCGCCCTCGTAGACCTGATGCAATTGGTCCAGTAGTAATTGGACGCTCTGTAAGAGGTCTCGCCATGCAGCCAGTTAAGTTGGAATCATATTCTGACTTCCTGACCATGTACGGAGATACCGTTCCCGGCAATGCTGGTGGTGATATTTATCGTGATGGCAACTACCAATCACCAATGTATGGTACTTATGCAGCCAAGGCATTTCTTAATGCTTCTGTCGCACCTGTAACCTATGTTCGTCTACTTGGTACTGAAAATGATAACAAGACAAGTGGCGGCGAAGCAGGCTGGAAGACCGTTAAGAATCCTAATAGCACTCTTGCAGAAAACGGTGGAGCATATGGACTTTGGGTTTTCCCTTCCAGTTCTGGTGCAGGAACCGGTGGTGGTGCATCCGATCTTGGTAATGGTGTACTCTCTGCTGTTTGGTATCTTGACCAAAGTGCCTCAATCCAACTTTCAGGCAACCTTGCAAACACTACTACCAAGGCACAGGGTGTCGGTGTAGTTATCGAGAGCGATTCAAATGGTCTCTTTACTGCCACCATGGAAGGGGCAAAATCTCTTGCTGGTACAAACCAGAAGTTTACTTTCAGTTTCGATGACACAAATGAAAGATTTATTCGCAAGGTATTTAACACAAATCCACAACTTGCCCCACAGGGTGGTGATTTTTATAACACTTCACTTGAGCGTAACTACTGGCTTGGTGAAACTTTTGAACAAGAGTTAAGAGATGGTGCAGTAGGTTCCCTAACTGGCTCTACTGATGTATCATCTGGCACCAAGTTGTTCGGTGTTGTTCTTCCAATTAGAAAAGGTTCATCCGGTCCCAACTCCATGCAGATTAGCACCTCCGAGGCTCAGACTGGCTGGGTTATCGGTCAGGATATGGGAGATTATACACAGTTCGATCCCACTCAGGCAGAAAAACTATTCAAACTCAAGGGTCGTGGTCATGGTGAGTGGCTGCACAAGAACATCAAGATTTCAATTGAAAAGATTCGATACTCTAACACTCAAACTAACGACTTTGGCACATTCTCTATTGTCCTTCGCTCCCTAACTGATTCCGATTCTAATCCAGTTATCCTTGAACGCTTCGATAATGTTACTCTTGATCCAAGATCTCCAAACTATATCCTAAGAGCAATTGGTGATCAGTATCATGTCTGGAGTGAAAGTGAAAGAAGACTTAGACTTTATGGTGAATATCCAAACCAATCTAAGTTTGTTTATGTTAGCGAAATTAGAGAAGGTGCAATTCAGGAAGCAAACTCACTTGTTCCATTCGGTTATTATGGTCCTCCCAACTTTGCTGCTGTAACTAACTGGAGCGGTTCCGCTGGTGCAGAGGATTCATACATCCTTACTGGCTCGATTTATGGCTCCGATAATACTAACTTCTTGTCTGGTGCTGATGGAAATTACACTGGCTCTCTAAACTGGCCAACTGTTCGCCTACGCCATTCAGCATCCGATGGTGGACTTTCTGACCAGACCAATGCTTACTTTGGTATGCAGACCACAAGAACGATTAACAGCACTCGCGGCGATATGTCTATGAAGGATTACCACCGTCTTTGGACTTCTGGCTGGAGTGATAGTCAAGATGGCAACGGTCTTGTAAGTTATTCATACATCTTCACTATGGATGATGTTGTTGCAGATTCTGCTGGTGCCCACTATCAGTCAGGCTCTCGTCTATCCGGTGATAGTAAATCCGCTTCTGGTTCATATAAGGATCTAATTGATGCAGGATACGATCGTTTCACTATGCCTCTTTGGGGTGGTTTTGATGGATTTGATATTACCAAGCCAGATCCTCTTTACAATACC